CCGAACATCGACACCAACGACCTCCAGGCGGCCCTGAGTGTGACCCCGAACGCCGTCACCGGAACAATGCAGCTCTACCCGATCTGGGTCGTTCTCGCCAACACGTCAAGTGTGTACCACAACGGCGGGTCCGGCTGGCAGCAGCTCCCCGACATCTCCCTGATGCGCTATTTCGGGTTCATCAGCAGCATCAATGTCGAGTTCACACATTTCAGTTCTCAGCTCGTCCCTATCCGCTGCGCCGTAGGACTGTCCATCCAGCTCATGGCTTCGGCCGGATATCAGTGAGTCGCCGTGATCTCCCGTACCTCTCGATACCAGACCAACGCCCTGGCCACGTTCACCGATCGCCAGGGGCGCCCGCAGATCGCCATTGTCCGTCAGCCCCCGCAGGCCCAGCGACTGACGGTCCGTGACTACCTGTGGCGGGACTCCGACCGGGTCGACCTGGTGGCCGCGCGCTACTACCAGGTCGAGGACTCGTGGTGGCTCCTCGCGAGGGCCAACCCCGGGACGCTGGACTGGACGCGGGTCGCGGCCGGCACGGCGGTGATGGTCCCCAGTGGCCTGGCGTAACGTCTACGGACCCCACGTCCGCGTCGTCACCCCCGCTATGGAGAGCTCGGCATGGATCGCGGACCTGAAGATCTGGATGGCCGAGGGCGCTCATCAGGTCACTGAGATCACCGTCCACCACGTCCTGAGCTCCGGCGTCCCGTCGCAGGTACTGCGCAGCCCGGCGGGGGTGGTCTGGCCGGAGGACACCCCCGTGCATTTGCGGTTCGGGTGGTGGGCTGATGATGACGGCGACGTGTACGGGTACGTCGCCTCCAGCCGCGTCCTGGCCTCCGAGACCGATCCGGCGTACGGGCACGCCGTCGTGCTGCCGGTGGTCTACACCGTGGTCGGGCCGAGCATGCTGATGCAGTCCCACGTCAACCGGCTGTGGGCGGACGTGACAGCGTCGTGGATTGCCCGTGAGCTCGCGCACGAACATGACTTCCAGGCCGCTGTCGAGACCAGCGACACGCGGTTCCCGAACCTGATGCAGCAGTCCTCCGACTGGGCTTTCTTGGCGGAGCTGACCGGACGGACCGGTTACCGGATTTTCCTGGACGGCACCACGCTCTGGTACGTCAGCAGGTCGACCGCGATGCCGACCGCAGACGGCTCGATACCGCAGTTCGCCCAGTACAAGACGCCTGGGGTGATCAACTCCATCCGCGAGTTCTCGGCTGTCGTCGGTGACACCGATCCCGCCGGCGGCGTCCGCGCGACGTACCAGACGGCCGCGTACAACCGCTCGACCACCGCCGTCGCCCCGGCGGTTTTCGCGATGCCGCGAACCGATCTGCGCGGCGAGGTGGTGGATCCGCTGGTGAGCCGCCAGTACGGCCTACGGCCGGCGCACTCCTACGCCGAGGCCGAGACGCTGCTGGCGGCCGACACGGTCTACCTGTGGGTGGAGGCGCGCCTGACCACCAACGGGGACCCGAGGCTGCGGCCGGGATGTCTGGTGGAGCTGCGCGGCGACGCCCTCGGAGCGCAGAACGAGGGCCTGTGGCTCGTGCGGTCGGCGGTGCACCGGATGGTCGTCTCTCACGCCGACCCGACACGCACGGACTACACCACGGAGCTGGTGGTGGGCCGCAACAACGCGGCAGCGCTCAACCTCCCGGTGCAGGGGGCCTTCGGCCGGCCGGCGCCGACCGTGCTTGTCGGCGGCAGGTGGCGGGCCCGGTCCACAGGGGGGCTGTGATGGCGCAGCAGTTGCACGGCGCGTACGCGGCCCGGGTGGTGGAGATCCACGACCCCACGGGCCAGGGCCGCGTGCGCGTGGTCGTGCCCCAGGTGCACGGCACGGTGGTCACCGGCTGGGCGCAGCCTGCCTCGGTTGGTGCGGTGGCCGTGGGGGACCGGGTGTATGTCGCCTATGACGGGGGCGACGTCAACTACCCGGTGTTCTGGCCGGTTTCGCTGCCGACGCCAGCGGTACTGGGGGCCGCTTCGGCCCCGGGTCCGTGGATTCCGCTGGTCATGGCGGCCGGCTGGGTGTCCCAGGGCGCGCCGAACGCACCGGTGTCCGCGCGCTGGGTGAACGGCACCGATGTGCAGCTCAGCGGCGTCGCCAGCTACACGGGCGGCACCGCGCTGACCGGCGGCACCTACTACACCGTGGCGAATCTGCCGGCCCCCATGATCCCGAACGCGAACTTCAACGGGCCGACGTCGGTCTCCTGGGACACCGGACAGACCTTCGTCGGCGCGCGATGCCAGGTGGTCGGTGGCGGCACCGCCCTTCAGGTCGTGCTGCCGCAGACGTTCACCATCCGGTGGGTGGCATTCGACTCGTGCTTCATGCGGACAGTCTGAGGAGACGACAATGCCGGTGATGACCATCCCGTTCGCCGTGAACGCGACAGGCGGGATCGCCCAGACCGATGACCCGCAGCGCCAGTTGCTCGACCGTATCCAGGGCCTCATCGGCACCCAGCCCGGGGAGCGCGTGATGCGCTCGACCTACGGGGTCGACTCCGCCGCTCTCCTGTTCTCGGCGGACGAACTCGCCAGTGCCCGCGTGCAGCTCGCGGTGCGTGACGCGGTGGCCGCGTGGGAGCCGAGTGCCCGCGTCACCTCCATCTCCGCGAACGTCAACAACGAGCTCGGCCTGGTGAGCCTCAGGGTCGAGGTGGCCCGGGTCGACGCCCCCGGCGCCGAGAGCGCCAACTCCCGCGTGGTGACCATCGACGTGGGCGGGACGGTCAGCTCGCTCGGCGTCTAGGAATTACCCGGGCTCGGGCGCCGGCCGTAAGATGTCGCGTAATCAGTCAGCATTCATTTTTCGATCCGGTATCGCTGGCGGTATCGGAGGGGTGCTTCGTTGGCTGACCAGGGCATTGTCGCGCAGATCGACTACACGAGCCGCGACTACGTCGGATACCGCACCTCGCTGCTCAATTACGCGAGTCAGGTCATGCCCTCGTGGACGTCCAGGTCGCCGGCTGATTTCGGCGTGGTGATGGTCGAGCTGTTCTCCTACCTGGGCGACATCATCTCGTTCTACCAGGACCGGATTCAGGACGAGTCCTTTCTGGCCACCGCCACGCTGCGGTCCTCGGTCATGGCCATCGCCCAACAGCTCGGCTACGTGCCCTACACCGCGCAGCCGGCTACCGGCGCGGTCGCCTTCAGCCCGACGCCGACGCTGACGAGCCCGCTCGTGGTGCCTGCCGGCACGCAGGTCATCAGCGCCTTCCAGCCGGCCCTGGACGCTCCGGTGTTCTACGAGACGCAGTCCGACGTCACCGTCCCCGCCTACACCACGCCGGTGCCCGCCGTCGCGGTGCAGGTGACGGAGGGCCGCACCCAGGGCTCACGGCCGGTGACGCTGTACCCGGCGACCCAGCTGGCGCCGGCGGTCACGGCCAAGGTCGAGGACTTGGGGACGTCCAACGGGCGGCCCGCCCAGGCGTTCCCTCTGGCGAAGACGCCGGCCCTGCTGTCGACGGTGCGGGTGATCCTGGACGACGGCACCGGCGGCACCGAGTGGACGCCGGCGAACGACTTCCTGCTGTCTTTGCCGACGGACCAGATCTTCACCGTCTACACCGACGACAACGGGACGACCTGGGTGACGTTCGGCGACGGCACCAACGGCGCCATCCCGCCCAACGGAATGAAGGTCACCGCCAACTACCGCGTGGGAGGCGGGACTTACGGAAATCTTCCCGCCAACTCGGTGGTCGACCTGGCCGCCGCCATCCCCGGCGTGCAGATCGCGGCAGCCGGCGGGAGTTCCGCCATGACCGGCGGCGCGGATCCGGAGTCCCTCGACCAGATCCGCGCCAACGCGCCGAGGGCATTCAGGGTGCAGGGCCGCGCCGTGGCGCTGTCCGACTACGCCGACCTGGCGCTGAACGTGCAGGGCGTCGCCGACGCCAAGGCCGTGGGCACCTCGAACACCGCCGTCAGCATCTACGTGATCGGCCCCAACAACACCGCGCTGTCCCAGTACCAGCGCGACGCGATCGCCGCGTACGTGCAGCCGCTTTCGCTGGCCGGCGTCACGGTCACCGTCTTCAACGGAACCCTGGTCCCGATCACGATCGGCACCAACGGCGCCCCTCTCCAGATCGGAGTGCTTCCGCGCTACCGCCGGCAGAACGTCATACTCGCGGTGACACAGGCCGTCCAAGCCCTCTTCGCCCCGGGGCTCGTGTCCTTCGGCTCCCGCGTCTCGCTCAGCCACCTCTACGAGACGATCCAGTCGACGCCGGGCGTTGACTGGGCGACCGTCAACATCATGGCGCGGGGCGACCTTCCGCTGAGTACGGGCTTGGCCGACATTCTCTGCCGCGACTGGGAGATCCCGGTGGCCGGCAGCATCAACGTCTCCGCCATCGGCGGGGTCTAGGAGGACTGATGCCCGCCGTCTACCCCGTCGCCATCAAGGCGTTCCCGACACGAACCGACACCGTCGACACGGTCGCCGCCGCCAATGTCAACGACATCCAGTCCGAGGTGACGGCCGTCGAACTGACCCTCGGCGTCAACCCCCAGGTGTGGGCGGGAGTGCCCTCACCGCCGGCCGGTGTGCGGCCCCTGTCGGTGTACGCCACCGCCACGCCGATGCAGGCGGCGACCTACACCTCGGTCGCCGACCGGCTCAACGCGATCCAGGTGCAGGTCGCCAACCTGACGCAGCTGGCCAACCAGCTCGCCGTCCCGACGCTGGGCCCGCAGCAGCCGGTGTCATCCGTTCAGTGCCCCGGGCAGATGGTCTCGCCGGGATTCGGGGCATGGCAGGCCGTCCTGTGGGGCGGTGCCAGCTACGACCCGAGCGGGATGTTCCAGGGCGGATCCAACCTGCTCTGCCCTCAGTCAGGCTGGTACCAGATGGCGTTGTCGGTGTGGGCGCCCGTCGCCCAGGTGCCGCTCGGCACCGTCCACCACGCCAACCTGCGCGTCCTGGTCGCCGGGGTGGAGGTGGCCACCGGCGCCTCGCACGCGCAGCCGGGCACCGTGGACGCCCACCGGTTGAACTGCGCCTGGGGAGGCCCCTGGTCGGCCGGCCAGACCCTCCAGGTCCAGGTCTCCCACTCCCCCGGCGACTCCAACAACAGCCAGATCCTCGCCACGGCCTCGATCGCGCTGACCTACCAGCGACCGGCGAACTGAGGCGCGCCCATGGCCATCTACGGACTCGACCTCTACGGCAAAGCCA